ATTTTTTTTTGTTCTGTTGTCATTTCTTTTCCATAAAAATTTTCCATTTCTTGTACTACTTCAAAAAATTCCTCAATCTTCATCTGTTAACCCCCATTCTTTTTTCCATCTTGCTATTGTTTCTTCTTTAGTTTCTTTATGTTCTTCAATTTGTTTTTTGTTTTTATTTTTAAATTCTATTTCTTTTGTAGTTACTTTCTCTAATGTATTTATATTTTCAGATACATAATTATCTAATATCGCTTTTGTATAATTCCATTTTGCTCCCACTCTTGCTGTTTGTTTTAAAGCATACTCTATTACTTCATATTCAAGTTTATCTAGGTATTCTATACATTCTTTTATATTATTAATATTTGTACTTCCTATCGTTTCTAAAAAAGTTTGATTAATTTTTTCTACATCTTCATTATATAATATATTTTTATTTATATTTATATTTTCATTTCTATTTCTATTTCCCATATGTTTTTCATATGAATTACATATGTTTTTCATATCTTCTTCACATGTTTGCTTTTCTTCTTTTTTCTTTCTGTTATTTCTTCTACTTTCAGAGTATGCTTTTCTTTTATTTGCTTCATATTCTAATCTTTCATTGTAATAATTTCCATCTGCATCTTTTGTAAATTTCGAAAAAATATCTTCATTATATGTTTTACATATGTTTAACATATCTTTTTCTTTTAAATGCCCTTTTTGATGTTGTAAACACAATAATTTTATATATTGTCCTATTTCCTCATCTGTCATTAACATAGTTCCAGATAAAAAATCACTACTATAAAATAAAAATGCTGGGTCTTTCATAACAATTCCTTTCTACAATATTTTTGATTGTATAATTATTATTAATTCATTTTGTTCAGCCAAATCCATAAGTGTTTGTATCTCCATAAGAGTTTTTGCTCTGTAATTAATTTCTTCGTTATCTTTATCATTTAAGTCGAGTAAATTTTTTACTAATTTTATATCATATATTTTCATAATTTTATCCTTTCTTGACACATTTTTGTTTTTATGTTATAATTAAGAAAATGACTTATTCAAACGTTTTTAATGTTTTTATAAGATTTTCTTGGTATAGTAAATAGGTTGTGTCAATAAGCCCTATTTACTATTTTTTTTGTCAAATTCTTCTGCTAATTTGTCTGTCATTTCTCTTACTGCTTGTGACAATGTTTTTCCTTGTGTTTTTAGTACAAACATTGCTTTTGCTTTCTTTTCAGTATTTACTCTAACATTTATATTTTCTTCCATATTTTTCTCCTTTCTGTATTATTTTAAACACATTATATACTAGATATTTTATAAAATCAATACTTTTTTATTATTTTATATAACTTTTTCCAATTAATTTTATAAATTCATCTCTGGTATGATTTACTTCATACATTTTTTGCATTGCTACTTTTAATTCGTTTAGTATTTCATCATTTTGATGGTGTTTTCTGCAAAGAGGTACTACCAATCCATTTAATATACTTCTTTTTCTGTTAGCACCTCCATATACTTCATGTAAATCATCTCTTAATACTTTTTTGCCTTTGAATATGCATATATAACAATGCTCTAAATCATTTGTTAAAATACTATATCTTGACTTTTCTAACTTTATTTGTTTACTTGTCTTTTTGTTTATGCCTTTATTCTTACGAGGTTCGCTTTTAACGCATTTTACACATTCAGTAGTATAATTTATTATCTTTTTATTTAATCTGCAATAAAAGTATTTCTCATAGTTTTTAGTGCGTATTGTTATATATTTACATTTGTTCATTATATCCAACCGTAACTCCCTCACCTTTTTATTTATTGCTTGTAGTTCTTGCATTGTAATATCTCCTGCATCATGATAATAACTTATTTTTGCAAAACTTTTATATCCTGTTTTAAAAACAATATAATTGTCTTTTAAATCTATATCCATATAATAATAAATATTTTCATTTTCATATTGTTTTTTATATCCTAATTCTTCAAACATCTCATCAGCTGTTTTTTCTAAACTAATGTTATTGTCATTTATTGTTATTTTACAATTTTTATTATTTTTTATATTCATTCTAATTTCCTCCATTTCCATTTATACTCCTTTACTTTATATTTAAAACTTCGTATCCATCTTTGTAACTTGCAAAATTTATCAATTCTTTTAATTGCTCTTTTGTTGATATATTAGTTATTCCACCACCATCAGCGTCCACATATTCAATTTCTATTGAATTATTATGTTTGCTTTGTAAGTCTTTTAAATCTTTTTCTACTTGGGCATTTATTATATCTATTACGTAATGTGTTCGATTTATGCCTTTAATCATACATATTGTTTCTATTTTTTTAACTAATTTTCTATCGTATATATGTGGAGAAAAGCTACCGTCCTTGCTTTCAGCGTCTAAATAATTTACTTTTCTAGTTCTCATAATTAACCCTCCTTACCATTATTATATTCAGTTGTTATTTGTGCTTGTAATATTTTTATTTGTAATTTATATGTTAATATTGCCTCTTTACAACTGTTATATAAACTTTCTGCTATTATTTCCTGTTCTTTAGCATTTGCTACTTCTACTTTTCCTCTTGCTAAATCGTGACATATTGTTACAGGTATACCTGAATCTCTTAATCTTAATAATTCCTGTGCTACTAATATACGATAATTCTTATATGCTTTTGCATAATCTTGTCCTCTTTTTTTATATTCACTTAATGCGCTCGTCAATAAATTATTTAATTCTTCTAATTTTTGTAACTCTTCCATAAAACCTCCTAAATTAAATTTTAGGCGACTTTATATTTTAACTATATAGTTTGTCGACTTCGATATAAAACCGCCTTATTTTACCCTTTATTTTTGTTTTTGGCATATATCTATTACTTGTTTGCATTGTTCTATTTCAAATAATGCAATATGTGTTTCATCTCTTGTTAAATTTATTTGTTTTGATAACCAACCATACGCATTATATCTTGTCATCTTTCTTGTTTTTCCTTTCCACAATTTATCAAATTCATTGTGTGCTTTATGTCTCCATTTTCGTAATTCATCATTCGCTAAAGTCCCTAACGGAGTTAGTGTTTCTGTATGAACTCCAACATACTCCTTGCATTTTCTGCATAAAAAACATTTTCCGTTTCCATATTCTTTTCCATATATTTCAGCATTTGAAGTAAAAACAACAGGATTTCCACAATATCTACAAACAGTTGGTTTTTCCAATATTAAATCTACCATAAATTTTCTCCTTTTAAAATGGCAAATCATCATTGTTTATACTATAATTTTGTTCATTCATTATTCCTTCTCGCTCTATTTGCTCATCTGTTTTTTGTCCTTCTATTTCATATTCCATTATTACTAACTTTGGAAATGCTAATCCTTGTTTGTTTTTATACATACTAAAGAATGCATTTTTTATTATTATATCTGTTGTATCAGCAGTTGGCTCAATTCCTTTCTTAAATTGTATTTGAATGTACATCTTATCTTCTCCATTTTTTGCTAATGTTCTAAACCCATATTGATTTTTATATACTCTTAATTTCATTTATTTTTCCTCCAACATTAAATTTAAACATTTTTTTACTATTTCATCTCCATTTTGATATAGCCAATTTGCATAATCTTTTTCATTTTCAACAATTTCTTTTATTGTTTTTCCTTTGTGTTTTCCAAAACTTATTTTATATTGTTCTGCTTGTTCTCTTGTTGTTATTTCTGTTTGATTATTTTGATTGTTTTTATTTAAACTATTTGCATCATCATCTTCTGTTGCCAATCCAAACGCCATTAATAAACTATATCTTCTTGCGTAAGTTAATGCTGATCCTTGTTCTTGTGCTGGATTGTTATTGCCCATCAATGTTGCTTGTACTATTCTTGCTCCTTGAAGCCATTCCTCCTCCCATTTTCCATCAATATATCTTTTTGTCATTATATAATCGTCACTTTCTATTCTTTTTATTTGTTGAATATATCTCATATTATTTTGCTCTAAATATTCATGTATTTGTGCAATATCTATATATTGATAACTATATTTTCCACCATTTTTTGTTGGTATATCTGCTTTTTGATTTTTTGTTAATGTTGTTTCTGCCATATTATTTTCCCTCCTATTTTATTCTTACACTTGTATTTTCTGTATTTATTTTAACTCCTGCTGGTATTTCTCCTGTTTCTTTAAAATTATCTTTTATTTTTGTTTTATCTATTTTACTTGTTGTAATAGTTGTTTTATATTCTTTTGGTACTTCTTCTTCGTTTTCTATCTCTACTGAAATTGGATTCTTTGCTATACTAATAGTTCCTAATCCTGTTTCTATTTTCTTTATTCCATTCTGTTCCATACATTCTTTTACATATTGCTTAAAATTATCGAGTTTGTTTTCTAATGCCTTTCTTTGCTCTGATATTCGTTTTTCCTCTGTTTTCATTGCTTCTATAGTTAACTCTATGTTTTTTGTATATCCAATTATATTTTGGCTTTTTTGTTGTAATAATTCTGTTAATTCTTTTTCTAATTGCTCTTTTAATTCTGGTGTTATTTCTTCTTGTTCCATTATTACTGGAATCATTCCTGTTATTTGATATAAACTCAAACTATTCATTTTCAAACCTCCTAAATACTATATTATTTTCATCAATTAAATCTAAATAATCCATTATTCAACATCCTCCCATTTTACTATCCAATTTCCGCTAAAATACCAATTTACTAGCATTTTTTTAAATTCTTCTTGCTCTAATACTTCTTTTTCGTTTTTTTTAACAGATTTTATTTCTAATCCTAACTTTTCTAACACATAATCTAATGCTTGCTCTTCATCAACTATTTCAAATTTTCCCTTTTCGTTTCTTTTTGTTGCTTCATAATATTTTACTTTCATTTAACTTTTCCTCCTCTTCTAAATAATTTTTATATTCTTCTTTTATTTCTTCAAGTTTATCTTTCCACCAATTCATATTTTTTCCAATTTCGTCTCTTTCTACGAAAAAAATTAATTTAAAATAATATTCTTCTAAATCTTCATATCTTTCAACTATTTTTTCTATTAGTTCTATTGCTTCCTCATAATCTTTTTTATTTGTTAAGTTATAAATATCAATAAATTTTATTTTACTCATAAATAAACCCCTTTCCAGTTCTAATTAATTTAATAACATTTTACATTCTTCTGATAAATTGTTTGTTAAAAATTCAATGTTGTTTTCTAAATCTTTTATTTTTTTTCTGTTTTCTTCTGCATTTTTTAAAAGTATCATTATATTATGTAAATAAATTCTGTTCTTTTCTTTTTCTTCATCTAAAGCTTTTTCTGTTGATTTTAAATTTTCTTTTAATATTACATTTATTCTTTTTTGTTCATTACAAAACATTATAAATTCCTCCTTTCTATCTATATACTGTTATGCAATCTAACATAAATATCATTATTTTATATGTTGTAAATATACTTAATCCATATAATGTTATGAATACAACACATTTTCCTATAAAATTATAAATTTTGTTCATTTGTTTTTCCTCCTTTATTTATTGAAAAGTTTTTCTCTTATATATTCAGTAAGTTTCAAATCTTTTTTTTCTGCATTTTTTATTAATTGTTCTTTTTGTTTCTTTGTTACTTTTACTTGTACAAGTTCTGTTTTATTCATTGTACATCACCTCCTTTTCTTTTTTATTATTCATTTATGTATATATCTGACATATACATACTTTTTACATATTCTTCAAAATTTACTTCTTTGTTGCTGTCTTCATACCATGTTCTTATTTTGTTTTCATCCCATCCATATTCTTTCATTTCTTTTAACATTTCCTTTACACTTATTTCTTTCATTTTATTTTTCCTCCTTTTTCTTAACTTTAATATTATTATAATACTTTTATCATACAAAGTCAATACCTTTTTAATATTTTTTTAATTTTTTTTTGGCATAAATAAAAAAAGCCTACAGTCTGTAAGCTTTTCAGTATGATATTTTTTATAATTTATTTTACTCCGTCCTACCCATTTTGCAAATCCTATTTTATAGTTATTTGTTCCATCAATTCTATAACGCACCATAGGTCTATTATTAAATATTCCAAAGCAATCGCATTCTTCATATGGGCTTAAGCTTCCTATTACTCTTGTTAAATTTGTATCTGCATATATTGTTTCTTTTGTTGAACCATTTTTATATCTTCTCACTGGTTCGTCACTCCCTTCTACCTTTGGTACTGCTACTGTAGTTGTAGCCTGTCCTAATTTATTTGCAACATCATTTTTAAATTGTATCCAAGCTTGTTCATTTCTTACATAATAACGTGGGCAGTCTTTTCCCGTTACATCATAATGTCTTATTATTGCATTTATGCTTAAATTATATCTTCTACATATATCTGCACATAATTCAACTAAACTATTATATGTATTATCATTGAATTTTCCGTCCCAGTCTGGATGACAATCTTCTATTCCTATTGATTTTCTATTCATACTATAAGACCCAGAATGAAATGCTACTTCATTCTCTGGTATACATCTTATGATTTCTCCGTTTAATCCAATTACATAATGAGAACTTGCATAATATAATTTTATTGCTTTAGGATTTTGATTTTTTAAACTTTCAAAGTAGTTTCTATTTCCTAATGCTGAACTTCCTGCATTTCCAACATAGTGAACCACTATGTTTTTTATAGTTCCTTGTTTTTCCCCACTTCTTGAATACGGATTAATTGACAATAATCTTTCTTCTATATTCATTACTCGTTTGCCTCCCCTCTTGTATCTTCTTCTGCAAGTTCCATTGTTTCTACTATTTCTTCATCGCCCATTTTAGTTGCCCTCCTTCTTATAGTTAATATTAGATATTCCTAAAATTGCTCCCATAAATGTTGTTATTGCTGTCATTATGGTTAATACTATATCAGTACAACCTACATTAAAACAATTAAGTATTACACCTACTAATGTTGTTAATGCTGGTAATAATACAAGTGTAATCCATTTTAATACATCATATACTTTATTATTAAGCATATTGTATCACTCTCCTTTCAATCACTTTTATTATATCACAAAACGCAAAAAAATAACAGTAGTATTTTATATCTTCTATAAAACTCACTGTTATTCAGCAATTAAAATTATTTAAAAGGGCTTATGTATGAATAAATATTAATAACTGCATTTTTATTATATCATATCTTTTTAAATAATTCAAGTTTGGAGGCAAGTAGCTGTACCGCCCAGCTCTCTTCTTGATTTGCAGTCAAGACGACTTCTTTTGTCCAACTTGCCATTAATTAGCTCTGTATTTCCAGAGCTAATTAGTCCTCCATGCATTCCACATTCTTCTTGTCCTACAGTCAAAAGTATCATACAGAGTACCATTCTTTATCACAGTTATATGTCCAGGCATTGTTACTAGATAAGTCCCGCTTTGGATATTCTTCAATAAATTCTCCTACATAATTTGAATAATGAGGGATTTTTCTATATCTTTCGTCAAGATATTCTTCAATAGCCTCAACACTATTCATCATTAAGCCTAGGTCTCTTGCTGAATTACTTAACTTATCGTATGCTTCATCCCAACTTATTCCTTCTGCCACACTTATAGCTCTAACGGTACAATCCTCAATATTATTATGAAAAGGGTTTGTATTCATATATTTATACATATATTACATCTCACTTATTTTTCTAGTATAATGCTTAATCATGTCAACTTCTTCTTGTGAACCTGCATCGTTTTGTAACATTTCAATAAAATCTGTTACTGAATCCAACATGTATTCAAGGCTTTTCATTGTTTCATTTTTTGCTCCATAATTGCCTCTATTGTATTCTTCTTTTCCATCATTATAATTTCTATAGCCATTATACATTTCATCCAATACTCGTTGTCCTCTGTATGATGTACTTCTTCTGTCTCCCATAAATCTGCCTTGACTGTCTCTTGAACGACCACCTCTATAATCTTCTGTTCCATAATTGTCTCTCATATATCTCATAGCTTCCTCCTTATTTTTCCAATATTTTTCGTTTTCTATATCTTTGTGAATATCTATTAATTTATATAGCAAATCTACATTGTTTACTTGTAAACCATTTTCGGTAATAGTTTTTATAAGTTTTTCAACTTCTTCCTTTGTTTTTGGTATTATTTCTTGGATATTTTCTTTTTTCTCTTCTTCCATCTACAGCACCTCCTAAGGTTTTATCTTTGCTGGAGATGGTTGAGATTTTGTCGTAATAGTAGTTGCAGTTGTTACAGGTATACTTTGATTTACAGTTGTTGCATTGCTTGGTAAACAACAATTGCCAATGTACTTAAATACTCCTGAATTAATTGCAGTATTTACTCTTGTTGGATATAATCTTCTAGTTCTTACTTGTGAAGCATAAATAGGTGTACAATCTTTATTTAAGAATGGATAACCTACCGTTTGGTTACCACCTATTGTAAATACCACTTGTGCATTTATTGTTGTTTCACTTGGTATACTTTGTGCTAATACTATACAATATTTTGTGCAGTTTCCATAATTGCCAGCTGGTAAGTCTACTATTAATTGATTTACTCCTGCATTATAAGTTATTGCTTGACTTAATATAAATTTATTACAAAGTCTGCAATTTTTTATACATTCCATTTCCATCGTCCTTTCTTTTATATAATTAAAGAGGTAGTGATTTACTACCTCTAATAAATCACACATTTTTTAGTGCGTGGATACACTTTTATTTATTAATAATTTCCACAGTTGCAACCACAGTTATTGTTATATCCATAACCATTTATTCCATAATTATAGCAACAATTTGGGTTTGGCACTATATAACTTGGTGATGGACAAGGTTTTAATTGGTCAATTAAATAATTATTTTGTCTCTCTTGTGAAGCTGCTAATCTTAAAGCATTAATTTCATTTTGTTGTTCTGCAATTCTGTCGTTTTTAGCTTCTAATTTGTTAGCAACTAATTCTTCGTGAATTGCTCTATAATTTGCATTTTGATTGTCTATTAAATCTCTTGTATTTAAGCACATTGCATTTTGTATAGCATTAGTATTCATTGCCATATTGTAATTTACGTCTTTAATGTTAGACTGTGTTTTGCAACAACAATCTGCTATTTCTTGACGGATATCGCAACAGCAACTTGCTAATTGAGAAGCTAAATTTTGTGTTCCTAATCTAGTTTCATAACCATTTGTAGCAATTGCTTGATTTATTCCACTAAATCCTTGACACATTGCTTGTTGAACTCCAGAAAATCCATTAAGCATTCCTGTATTCATTGCATAAAATCCATCACATAAACCTTGTTGTGTTGCGTCTGATTTTCTTTCTAGTGTAGCAGTGGAACTGTCTATTTGTCTTTGAAGTGTTGCAAAGTCTGAAGCTAATACATAATTGTCAGTAGCTCCTGAACCTGTTCCTCCAAAACCATTTCCATTTCTTCCCCATCCGCCAAATGCGAAGATAAGGAATATTAATACCCAAGCCCAGCTACCATCGCTACCGAATCCATCATTATTTCTTCCATTATTTCCTGTTGCAGCCGCAATATCAGCTAATGAATATCCTCCATCTGAATAATTCATAATATTTTCCTCCTTTAAAATTTATATTAAATTCTTTCATTGACTTACATCTCCACATGTGTTATAATTAAAGATGTTCAGACAAGTAAGAGAATTTGTATAAGTGTATCTTTATGTTGAGAGCTTGTCTGAACAATAAACACTCAACAAGGTACATTTATATAAGTTCTCTTTTTGTTTAACAGAAAGGAGTATATATGCAAGAAATTTGGAAAGATATTAAAGGATATGAAGGTCGTTATCAAATTAGTAATTTAGGCAGGGTTAAAAGTTTAACTAAATCTATATGGAACGGCTATACATTTCGCATAAAAGATGAATTTATTTTAAAAGGAGGCAAGGATAAAAAAGGATATTTATATGTTATCCTTTCAAAGGATGGCATAAAATCTATATACAAAATTCATAGATTAGTAGCGCAATTTTTTATTCCAAATCCAGAAAATAAACTTGAAGTTAATCATATCGATGGTAATAAATTAAACAATAGCGTAAATAATTTAGAATGGTGTACCCATCAAGAGAATATATACCACGCATGTACCATCGGATTAAGACCAAATTATAGAAACGTTAATCAATATGATTTACAAGGCAATTTTATACGATGTTGGAATTGTATATCCGATATTTCAAAAACATTAAAAATTAATCAAAGTGCTATTTGGCAATGCTGTGTAGGGAAATCCAAAAAATCACATGGTTTTATTTGGAGATATGCAGATTAGCATATCTCTAACCGTTTATTTGTTTCATGAACTCCGAAAAAGATTTGTCAAAATCCATTCCACGTTCTTTACATATATTTCTTGCAAATTGTTCTATTTGATTTGTATTTCCATTCTTAACCATTTGTATAAGTTGTGTTGCCATTGGGTCTTGGTTTTGTTTTAGCATATTCATTACAAATTGTTTAGGATTTTTTATCCCTTTCATGAATTCCATTGGATTCATAATATCAATCCCTCTTTCTATTTTTTAGAATTACTTGTTAAATCTTTTATCTGTTTTTTTAATTTTTCTATTTCTTGTTTTAGTTCTTCATTATTAAATGTTTTAAGTTTTTCTTCTAATTGTTTTTCTGTAACATATATTTCTTTGTTTTCAGTAGTGTTAGTCTTTGGAGTTGTTTCTACTGGTTTATATACAATCATTCTACTTGTTCCATCTGCTTGTAATTGTTTTGTAATTATACTACTTCCATCTACAAGTGGAAAATAACTTATACTTCCGTCTAGTGGAATATCTGTTGCCTTTACCACTTCAATATTATCAACTGTTTTTCCTTGCAATCCTAATGGTTTCTGATATGCGTTTTGCATCTGATTCATATAATCTGTTGTTTGTGGTTGATACTGTGGTGTTGCAATTGGTTGTTGTATATAAGGGTTTCTTCCATACTGTGGTGTATATCCATAATAAGGATTAAATGCCATTTTAAGCACTTCCTTTCTTTAATTAATATAATTAACATACGCACTATAAATCCGTCTTAAATTTTATTCTCGTTACATTCTGATATATAAAAAAGAGAAAAATGGCTATGTGATACTTTTGTACTTATTTTCTCACTTCTTTTTTCTTTCTTCCATCTTTCTCCTTTCTTTATTAAAGATATATCTTAATTAAATTATAGCAACAAAAAAAGAGATGTTTTTATCATCTCTTTATCACTTTTATATCAATTTCTTTATTTTACTTTTTATCTTCTTAATGCGTCGACTTACTGTTGCTGTACTTAAATTCATTTTATTTGATATATATACTATTGTTTCTCTTCCATATTTTCCTGTTAACATTTCAAATATAGTTAATTCCTCAATAGTAAAATTTGCATTTTCTTTTATATATTCTAACTCTGGCTTTGTAAAATCTAGCATTACTTTATTTTCTTTTTCTTCTTCTAACTTTTCTTGTTCTTTTGGAGTTGCCATTTGCTTTCCTCCTAGTTATTGTTATTTTTCTTTGAAACATTTTCATAGTGAGCCTCCTAATTTATATGTTGTGTAAAATTAGTATTGCTTGTATTATCTGTATCTTCCATATATTGTGTGCTATCTTCATAAACAGTATCGAAAGATGATTCGTAAATGAGCCAAGCTACATTTGTACCAACTAATGCAATTAATAATATTATACTTACTACAAACCATCTTTTTGTAGTTCTCTTTAATTCTGAAAGCATTTCTAATGCAAGTGTTTGTTCTTTTACTTCTTTTTCCATAGTTTGAACACTTCCTTTTAATTCCTCTATTTCATCTTTTAACATTTCAAACTCCTAGCCTTCATGTTTTTCATGATATTGCTTTATATGATTATCTAATGCTTTTTCTATTTTTGTATCTATCTCTAATTCAAATGTATCTAATTTATCTAGTATTTTATTTACTTGTTTTTCTAAATTATTTAGTTTTTCATCTAATTGTCCCCATTTATATGAGTCTTTAGAAGTATCTTGTTTTATATCTTTATTTCCATTTTTTATAAATGTTATTATACTTATCATTATACTTACACAACTTATTAAAAAAAGAATTATTGTTATAATGTTTGATACTTCCATATAAAAGTCCTCCTGTGTTTTTAAAATCTAATATAATTATACCATAGTTTATATTTTTTTCAACTATCTAAAATTAGCTTTTTCTAATCCACATATACCCAACAACTTGATATGGTTGCATATTGTTGTGTGGTTGCCCTCCACCAGTTGAACCTGTTACAGCTGAAGTATTTCCTTTTATTGCTCCCCAAGTTGGGCACATAGCAATTGCCCCAGACTCTATACCATATTTGCCTTCTGCAGTCTGTTGATGTTCGTGATCTGCCAATTCAGGTATAGTTAGTGTATGTGTTTTCTCTCCTCCTGTTTTTCCAATTGTGTTTAAATCTGTATCATCTTCATCTAATCCTAGACATACTTTTCCTTTTAACCTTTCCCACGTTCCAAATTTTAAAATCTCACTTGGATTCGTATTTTCTTGCGTTATGTATGTTGAACCAATTGGAAAGACAAGTTTCATCAATTCTACTTGCATATTATTTAAAATTGTATCACTTAAAGCTGGTTGAGTTCCATTTGTAAAAGTTGTATAGCCCATTATTTTTCCTCCTTCTTTTTTAATTCTCTTATTTCTTTTTGCAATTCTTCAACTTGTGTATTTAATTCTTGTATTGCTTTACAACATAAACTTGTAAACGAATAATTGTCTACGCCTTGATTATCAAGGCTTGTAACTTCTTTTGAATAGTTGAAATTATTTCCAATTACAAATCCGATATGCTTTTTGTCTGTATCTTTTTCATTTTTTAAGTTGTATTTATATATATCAATTTGTTTTAATATTTCTAAAGCTCCGTCCTGCATTTTCTCAAAATTTTTCTTTTGAGATTCTAGTGATGTTTGAACTAGAGTTGGTGTTATTATGCCATCTGCATCTATAAAAGTAGCATTTCCACTTGCAGATTGCAATGTAAGTTTACCTTGAATATAGTCTAACTTACTATATATAGACATATCTATATAAGTTACTCTACCTATTGAAGTCTGTTGTGCGATATTTATCCCATGAGGATAAATATCTCCTGTAAATGTTCCCCAATCCGAAACATTACCTGTTATAATTAAATCACTTTCGCTTTCGCTTCCTCCTACTTTTATTTTTCCTCCAATAACATTTGCATTATTCATTGTTGCATTGTTCATTGTTGCATTGTTGCATTTCATATTTCCATCTTTATCTACGTTAAAATTATTACTTGTTATTATTGTGTTATCGCCTGTTAAATTGATGTTTTTTCCGTTTAAGACTGATTTTGTCGGCTTCAATTTGAATTTGTTCAGCACTTTGATTAATTTTTGAAATAACCTCATTTTCATCAACCTTCTTTCTCACTTCCAAGTTAATGCTATCTGCTGTTTGTTTTATTTCACTATTCATTTCAACTTTCGTTGCAAATACATCTGTATAATCACTCTTTATTGCAAATTTGGTTCTTATTTGTGCCGAATAATTTAATATTTCAATTTCATTCGTTCCCTCTTTTAAGTATATCATATATTCGCCTAAATTTTCTATTTCTTCATTATCTTTTATAGAACCGTCTTTATTAATTCTTCTTATTACTTGAGCTTTACCTTCTTTTAATACATATTCATCATATACATTATTTTTTTGTCTTAATACGTCCATTACACCCAATTCATATACTTGTTTGTTTCCATCTTTGTCTGTTACTATTATTCTGCTATCTCCACGTGGATATAATGTATCACTTGGATATAAATCATTTGCTGGGTAAAGATAGTCAAATACTGTATTATTTCCTATTATGTTTAGTTCCAACAATTTTCCTTCAACACAATTCTCTAATGTTATTGTTTTTAATCCACTTACTGTATTAGTTAAATCTGCAATATTGGTTACTTTACTATTCAAGCCATCTATGTCAGCGGTTATTGTTGTTGTTTTCTCTGACCTATCTCCAATTTGCGATATAACACCTTCTATTTTTTGTCCTTGTTTATCTACGATTAAGTTAGTTTTGTTTATTTTCTTGTCTGTCGTATCTGCTTTTTTATAGTCTGTTTCACTTGTTTCTGGTCTTTCTGTATGAATATTTTCTTCAAGTCCTTTCGTGATTACCTGTTCATCATTTAACATCAAACAATTATATGTTTTACCAAATATTTCTACGTTGTACATATCAAGTAAATCATAATACATAATTCCCGTCGAAACATAATCATTCAAATAATATTCTATTCCAAATAAATTATCTGCTATTTCTTGTAAAAATTGGCTTCTATCGTTGTTGTTCATTATTTGATTGTCTGATATTTTTATCTCACAAAGTCCATTTGCTTCAATACTATCTTGGTCTTTTTTGTATATGTTATCACTGCCAGCTGCACGACTTAAAACAATGGAATTTATTGGTCCGATACTTTTCTCCAAAGTTTACATTTGTATCGTTAATGTATTCTTCGTTTATTGTATCGTTTGTTGCTTTTATTTGTCCAAGATATAATGTATCATCTATTACATATATTGTACTTGCTGTAACTTCTGCAATGTCATCTAAAACGTCTCTGTATGTGTATCCGATACCTGTAAATACATCATCTGTTAATTCTTTTGATAAATTCGAAGGATGTTGCTTTCCTAATACAATTGATAGTTTTGTTGTTAATTTTGTTCCTTCATCTATTGTTGCTATATCTGTATTTAACTTCAATCCGATTTTTTCACATAATTTTGTTAAAAATGTGGCAATTGAACATGGATATGTGATATCAAGTTTTTCATAATCTTTCATCGCATAAAGCATTTTATCATAGCATTTTATTTTATAACTTAATGTATCCTCTTGTTTTTCACTTGAATATACAATATAGTTTCCATAGTCAAGATATTCATATACTCCGTTGACCAATAAACCGTATTCAAACTTGATTTCAGTACCAAGTGGTATGTCTGTATTACTATCAAGGTCTAAAACCTTCATAACCGATTTTAAAAGGCTTGCTTCATAATTTGGAGTTGCACTATTAATATCTTCACTTCCAAGTGTTATTTTTTCATCATTTATCATGTAAGTAATTCTTACATCTTGTTGTTTGCCAAGCAATTTTATTTCTTCTTTAAATTCATTCGAATGTGCTTTCAATTAATATCAACTCCTTTTCTGCGTACTTATAAAACTTATACTAAAACTTTCACATTTGTTTATTTTTTTGCTGACTGCTTTCCAGTCTCCTGTATATGTTGTCATTGTTACCATTCTGCCTTTATTGTCATCATAATACTGTGCTGTTTGTCTTGCACTATCAAATATCGGTGCAAGTCGATGTACTTCATCTTTTGTTAATGCCCTATATGTTAATACTAACTTGGGAAATATACCTATTAATGTGCCTTTTTGTGTTCCTGCAAGATTTCTACCACTATCACTTGACCACAATTTGTTATATTCAAAATCTGCTTGTATTAAATAATCGCCCATATTAATATTGTTTATTATTATACTATTTTTATTTACATACATCTATGACTTGCCTCCTTATCCATTATATGCAAATTCTCTATCATTTTTTATTTGTTGTAATTGTCTTGAAATAACTCTTCCATTCATAGTATTAGTTATATTTGCATTTATTGTAATGTATCTACCTATTGCTTCTCCTAATGTTTCCATTGCTTGACTGTCTGTAAGTGGAATAACACCTTCTCTTCCTGCTTCTCCTCCTACTGCTAAACCACCGCCGACTGGTACTCCTCTTCCGTGGCATATTGATAATACCTCCTGCTTTTAAACGCGGTAAATTAAATGTAGATAATACTGGAATATTAATACCTGGCACACTATTAATAGCACCAATTAATTTATTTATAGCTCTAATCGGACTATTTAACACTTTTTCTATTGTTCTTAATGTTACATCTACCACCTTTTTAAAAATGTTTGACAATATTTCTCCTGTTGTTTGTCCAATATTAATTACTTTACCTTTCATAAGTCCTATTATATTTGCGAAGATATTTAAAGTCCCAATAAATATATTTTCAAATATTTTTTTTATACCTTCCCAAGCTTGTTTCCAATTTCCAGTGAATACTCCTTTGACAAATGTTATAATTCCATCAAATATTCCCTTTATCATTTTGAAAAAGCTATCAAAAATATTTAATACACTTTGTAAGTTGTTAACAAACATATCATATATAGTACCTATTGTATCTCCAAATTTCTTGTGAATATCATCGCTTTTACCTCTCAACCAATCTATTCCTTTTTGGAAAAATCCTTTTATTTGCTCCCAATATTTTAAAATAATACCTAAAATAAGCACAACTGCTCCTGACACAGCTACAGGAACACTTCCTATTAATATGCCTAAACCTATGATTGCTATTCCTATACCCTCTATTACTTTTCCAAAATTTTTAAAGCTTGGGTCTTTCATATATTCAATTATACCTTCAATTGCATATAGTATTCCACCTATCATTACCCCTATTCCTAATGATTTCAATCCGTCAAAACCAAGTTGCCAAGCTAATAAACCTCCTGCAATTCCTGCAATTACTGCTAAAATTTCATCTTTGTGGTCAACTATGAATTGAAGCCAATCTGGTACCTCTCCTGCTAATTTAGATGGGTCAATCGTCGGTGTTGTTATGTCTGGTTCAGTTGTTTTATTTTTATCTTTTAATACTTCCATTTCGTCAAATTTTGTTGTTTGTAAATCGCTTTTTATTTTTTTTGTACTCTTTGATGAACTCTTTAAACTTTTTTGTCCTTTTACAAAATTTTTAACACTATCTTTGCTAAACAAAGTTATTTTGAACCAGGCATTTAATATATAATTCAAATAACTTAATAATGTACTTGCTAAATTTACTAAAAATTTTAGAGCAGGTGCTAATGCTTGGGCTAATAAATATTTAATAAATTCAATATTTGAAGCATATTGCTTATCATATTTAGCTAGTGTAGTTGAAGCTGATGTTACTAATCTGTATGCACTTGCTATACTTACTACTCCCAGTGCTAATCTTGCTACCCTTCCAATTGCTTTTCCTACTGATTTACTTACACTATCAAAATTTTTTTTAATGCTATTTACTTGTGATTGTTGCTTTTGAAGTTTTACACCTTCAATTTTTGTTTTATATCCTTGTACATTATCTTGTATCTGCTTATATGCAAGTGATGTCTGCTCAACTTTGTTATTTAATTTTGTCTGTTTTTCGTATGCTTTATCTAATGTTGCCCCCAGTTTTTCATTTTGTTTGTTTATTTCTGCATAATTTTGTAAATCTGTAAAATCTTGAGGTGTTAAAGATATTCCTTTTCCTTGTTTATCCATTATATTTTGCAATCTTTCTACTTGTTGTGATGTTTTCTCATATTGTTTTTCTATTTCAAGTACTGCTTGTTTGTGCCTTTGCAATTCATCTTCTGCTTGTAATTTTGCTTTTAATTTTAATTGTGCTTTTTCTTCTTCATTTTTTATTTTTTTTTCTAAATCTGTCACTTGTTTATCGAATTTATTTGTAGAAAGTTTTGTTTCAATTGTTATATAACCATCTGCCATATTATTCCTCCTTTCTGTTCATTCCTACTTGTTTATAGAAATTGTTTATGCTCCTTTCTTCTTCTTCTGTATATTTTACCTCTTTGTAATTTTCTTCATCTAAAGAATAATATTTTTGTGCTTCTATTATTTTTTGTCTTTCTTTCTGGTCTTTTATTTTATTTACATCTGTTGTTCTTAAATTTCTTATTCTGCTCAATACACAACAATTTCCAAATTCACTGTTTGTCAGTCCATTCAAGTCATTCCAGAAGTCCCACCAATGCAAATATTTCTTTTCGTAAGGATTATATCCATAATCTTGTATAAAACTTGTCCTTATAAATCCTTTATCTTTTTCATAGTCAAAATCCGGCTTGTCATTTTCGTTTTTAAGGCTTTTATTTTCTTTACCTAATAAAAGATACTTTTGACCTAGTCTAATCAATTCTGTCCAATCCTCGTACGAATTAAGCCCATCTTCTCCAAATAACAGATAAATTATTGCTAACGCTCTTTCTGTATCATCAATTTTACTATCTTTTGCTACTTTATTACACTTTAATGCCACTCTAAAATCAGAATTAATCTTATATTTCTTGTCTTTTATTTTTACATATTGTGGATTATTCATTATTCCATCACATCACTATCTTCTTGAGAATATTTTGTAGCTATTGACTTGATTTTTTCTTTTATATCAAGTGCATTTTTATTTAATAGTGGTTTTAGTTTTTCCATTTCTTTGTCTAAATCCATAAAGAATGTTATATACATTTCTCTTCCACATAATATTTTCTTAATTGAGCCTTGGCCTAATACCAACTCATAAGCTTCTGTTTGTCTTTTATAGTATTCATTTACTGTTTTTAATAATGCCTCATCATTAGCACTTAATAGCTTTTTTCCTTTTTTGTCTGGTCTTTTTTCTATCATCAATCTTTGTGCCTGCAACCATCTGTTATTGTTTTTTATCATTTCTTCACTTTTTTGAGCTTTTAATGGCAACTCTATATCTTCCAAATCAATCGTTATAATTTCTCCTGTATCTTTCCCTTCTGCGTTCTTGATACCTATTTTTAGTAAATTATCTTGTTTTAATTGAATACTTTCCATTTTTATTTCTCCTTTATATTATAACAGGGATTAAGCTTATTTACTCAATCCCTGTTGTTATTAATTATTAATCTGCACTTTCTGCAAATGTTGGTTTTCCACTTGCCATTGTTACACTTCCAATTACTGGTTTACCTTTTACATATACATCATATGATATTGTTGCATTTTCACCCAAAAACTCGTTTATTACTACTAAAACATTATATTGTAATGCTTCATATGATAATGTTCCTTCACCTTTTCCACTAGCCATATTGATTTCAAGCATTTTTGTTTCAATGCTTTCAGCTTTCTTTCTTGCCTCGTTAAGCCATTTCCATATTTTATCGTCTTTATCAATTCTTTTTCCACTTACACTAGATTGTATTTGATAACTATCAAATGTTGAACTTGCTACATCATCAATTATTTGTTTAAATGTATCTATTTGAGGGTTGTATGCTAAAGATAAAGCTTCAACTCCAATTCCTTCAAGTTCCCAATTAACTTCTTCAGTTGCTGATGTGTCAAAATAATGTGCAAAATCTTTTCTTTTTAATTGAGCCATTTTATTTCTCCTCCTCTTTATTTATTTTTTTTGGTTGTTTCATTTCACTTTCTAATTTAATCAATTCTTTTAAAGATAGAGGCTTAATGAATCCATTTTCATTCAATCTTGATATATCTTTAATTGTTCCTATTTCTTCTGGTGTTATTTCATCATTTTCAAAATAATAAGAACCGTTTAAAGTAAAATCTTTATTTGCTATTAGTTTCATTATTAATCCTCCTTGTATGTTATTTGTATTTGTATATCAAATTCTGCTGTATTTGTATTAGCATTATTCATACTTCCACAATTTAAGCATTGTATTGACTGTATTCCTTCTATGTCAGGCAATATGCCTTTTTCATTATTAGAACTTATTAGCTTTTCAAATATTTCAAAGAATCCGACATTTATTAAATTTTCTATTGTATCTTGACTATATCCTACTCTACTCCTAAATGAATATACATCTCTGCATATTTTGTCTCCTATTATCCACGCTTCAACTGTTGATGATGCAGGTATCTTATCTAAAGAGTAATTATTTGGCTCTTTGCTTAACATATTAGCATTTATTTGATATTTTTTATTTGTTACTAATACATCTATAATTGAAAGTAAATATTTTCTTAATCTTGTTATCCTTAAATCTTCTACTTTAACTATAGTTTTATTTATATCTGCCATTATTTTCCTCCTTTATCAATAAATGCTTGACATTCTTTTACTATATCGTTCATTTCTGCCGATACCATTCTTTTATCCCAATACGAACCTGTTCCGTGGTGTAGTATAATTCTTAACTGGACTTCCATGTACTATCCCAACATACTGTGCATGAGCATAAGGTACATTGTACTTTATATAATCAGTTCCTTTTACTACTGTTTCTCTTAATGCTCCCGTATCTTTCGGTACATATTTATCCATATGCTGATAACATCTTTCAGTAAAATATTTTTGCACTCTTCCATTTGGTTCTATTCCTAAATCTGCTTTTATTTCACTAATCGGTTTTAATCCCATTCTACTTACCTCCAAGGTGTATATGTTGATTATTACCAAATGTATTGTTATTTATTGCAATTATATTGTAAAACTCTACTCCATTCAATTCAGATTGGCTTGTAATCGTTTTTTCTATATTACCCTTACAAACTATATCTCCAATATTGAAATTGGATATATTCAAATTCTCGTTCATTTCATAAGGTATTCTTATTTGAACATCGTTTGCATTTTCATAACCTTTTTGAGTGTTAGCACCTTTTCCACCAAACCACCATACTTTTTCGTAGTAATGTCTAATCCATTTTTCTAACCTTGTTTTTTCGTCAAATCCTTTATGATATAATGTCATATCACTATTTGTTAGCATGTTTCCCACTCTCCTTTATAAGTGCTTCTATTTGCACCTAAATAAAGTATAGCTTCTCCATTTACTCTAACACCGTATAAATCTGTAAGCATTACGTCTTCAAACTGTGCTTTTTGTTCCGCTGTTAATTCTGTTCCACTTTTATATGTTACTGAATAGCCATCTGTGCTTTCACTAGATACATTTGAACTTGTCGAATTATTTGACAAGTTATATTTATTCATTGTATTTATTAAATCATACACACAAATTTTAACTTCTTGTGGTATTTTTTCAACATCTTTTAATCTGTTTTGCGTTCTTTCATTTATTATTTGTCGTGCTTTTAATTCTAATATATTAAAAGGCATTTCGCCTAGAGTTCCACCTAGACTTTTATATTCTTCATAGGTTAAATATTGATTGTTAAACTCCATTTAAAATGCCTCCTTTTCTATTTATTATAAACTTGCTACTGCTTTTGGTTTTAAGTTTGCAAATGGGAAACGTTTTTCTGTCTCGTTTAAAGCATTTACTGGGTTTGGTATTTCCCAACCTAGTCTCATTACAACTCTTAATGCAACCATATCGTCTTGTGCTAAATTGTATAGTATATCTCCTGATGATGGGTCTTGTATAACTGCTTCTGTTAATACTTTATATGTTACATCTTGTCTTATTGCATATACTGCTTGTGAGAAATCTCCTGCTACTAATACAGATTTTGTTTTATCCCATGCTCCGTTGTCTAAAAATGCTTTTGGTAAGCTGTCAATTTCTGTTCCTTTAATTGGTTGTCCTGTTTTATCAGTTAACATTCTAAATTTTCCTTTTAGTCCAACTCCACCTAGTAATCCTGTTACATTATATCCTGATTCTTCAACTTTTGTCATAACATCGTTGATGTCTGAATATAAGTTATCTCCTTCAGTCACTTCTGCTCCTGCTGTTACTATTGATGGTATTAAACCTGCTCTCCAGTCTGCTGGTTTATCTGTTCCATTAAATATTGCATTGTCTATTTTCTTTCCAAATGCTTCTACTATTCTTGGTTTTACTTCTGCCCAAATATCTATTGATGTATCATTTAATACATTCTCCTTAATTGGTACTATAACTGCTAACTCTGCTGCATTGATATATTTTTTATCCCATGCCATTTTTGTTATATTCTTTCTGCCATTGTTTGTAGATTCATCTACAAAGTATGCGATAGGTAAGCTATCCAATACTCTTAATTTTGTTTTATCTGAAGTCATATTTGGTAGTCTTCTAAACATTGATAATGCTTTTGACTCTCTTACTACTCCTTCGAATATTTCATTTGCAACTTGTGTTTCAATTAATGCTTCTACATTTGTTTTATCAATTCCTCTTGATACTGCCATTGATAAATTCCTCCTTTATTTTATTATTCTTGATTTGCACCACGCAAGATATTGTTCATAATATCATTTGTAGTTTGTGGTTTATCTCCACCAGCGTTTAGGCTTGGCGATGTTTGTGTTTTCTTTATTACTGTATCCCCAAAGTACTGTGGATTGTCTTTTTTGTAAGACTTTAATGCTGTTACTAAATCAACTTCATCACTAACCATTGCTAATACTTCACTTGTAACAAATTTAACAAATTCTTTTTTAACATTACTATTCATTATTTGAATTTGTGCTTTTAATTTTGTGTTTTCATCTGTTAAAGCACCATTATTAGCTTTTAGTTGATTCATTAATTCTTCATTTTTTTCTTGCTCTGTTTTTTGATTTTGCTTCCATTCATTATATGCTTGTAACTCTTCCTTGCTAGGCATGTCTTTTTTTGCTTTCGCAAGTCTTGTTTCTATTATTGCATTTAACTCTTCTTGAGTGAATGTTTTTTGCTCTTTTCCTCCATTTTCTTGTGTTACTGTATTTGGAGTTACTACGTTGTTTTCTTTGTTTTCTTCCATTTTTAATCCTTTCTTTAAAGTCATAAAGTTAGACTTCTTCCTTACATTTCAAGTCTGCAAGTTCGACAATTTATTTATAAAAATTTAATAACAAAATAAAAGTGCCAAAGCTATTTACTTTGACACTCTGGGTGTTCTTCTATTTTATTTATTTTTTTACATCTATTACATAATATTTCTATTATTCCAAAGTATTTTCCTTTGAATAATAATTTATTGCAATTTTTACAACGATATTCCTTCATTCGTTACCTCACTTATAATTATAACATAATATTTACATCTTTGCAACATTAATACGTCTATATCCGAACGACACTTGCTCTAGTCTTTAATTGATTAGGTAGTCCACTTACATTACATAATTGTTTATATTTAGTTGTTAATTGTGTTATTTTTGTTTGTGCTTGTAATGTCAATTCTTTATCGCCACTTGCTTTAGCTAATATCTGAATATCTTTATTCTTCCTTATATTTCTTTCAATTAATCTTTGCAATTGGCTTCCTTCATACATTGAATAGTGGTTTCCATCAAATTTAAAGCCTTCATTATTTGTTTTTTCTATTTCTTGCAACTGTTTATCTGTATAAAGTTGTTTACTTACCCCTAAAACAATTCTGAACGGTCTATGATAACAATTCCACTCACTTATATGTCTTTCTATTGCATTATATTGTCTTCCTTGTACATCTTTAAACGGCAAACTATTCTGCATTTTTTCAAATTCTTCATTGCTAAATTGATGTCCTTGAATAGGTGCATGGTCTGGTGCAGGTTTAGTATGTACAGATATTTCCACTCCATTCGCTCCAAACTCTTCTCCAAATTGTTCTTGCAACTGATTATTTAGATTTCTTAATCCGTCTAATGTATTTTGTCTTATTGCACTATCTAATCGCATTGTTCTTCCACTTTCATAATCTATTGCTTTTAGTCCACTTACACCAATTTCTTTTATAGCCTTTCTCATTTCTTGTTGATAAGTAGTCTTGCCTTGATTTATATTCAATATTGCTTTATCTATTATGTCTTTATATGCACTTGATATATCTTTAAATACTAAATTGCCTTTTAAGTCTTTAACAGTATATCCTATTGCACTTGTCCTTGATATATTAGTATATTCTTTAGCTGTTATCTTTGCTATTGCTTTTATTTGCTCTTTTAAAACTTTATTTTGTGAATAAGGTATATAACTTATCCCTCTTGCTTTATAAAACTGTCTAGCAAAATTCTGATTAGTTTTAGCACTATATTCAAACATGCTATATATATCATTTACATTCATATTTGTTATTTCTGCCAATTTCTGTATGATTTTATTTATATCTTCATTATACATTAACATTTGCTGTATTTGATGTATTTGTGTTGGTGTCATATTACCTATTTCTTTTATTCTTGTACCGATTATTGTTAATATGTCTTCGTTTAATGCTTCTATTCTATCAATTAGCATTTGTACTAATTTTTCTTCTTGTTCTTGAGTTAACATAGTTTACCTCCTATTTAGGTTTTTCTATGTTCGCAATCAATTTTGATTGTAAATTGTTAAACATTGTTTCTATATCTTTTTTATAACTTACATCTACATTAGATAAATCATTACTTAAGCTTATATTTGTTACATTTTTATATGTGTGTAACTTTTGTTCTCGAATTGCTTTTTGTTCTGTTGTTAGTTCTAAATCAAGTGGTGTTGCTAGTTTGTAATAAACTATTACGGGTGTTCCTGCATCATATAATGATTTTAAATATGTTTTGAGTAATACTACCTTCTCATTGCTAGTTTGTGAATTATCATATCCTTGTAATCTATTTTTATTTATTCTTAATCTTATACTTGCATCTACTGCAATACTTTCCTTTAATGTCTTGCTTGTGCTATTTGCATTTCCCCAAATTGCACTTGCTGTATATAAGTTCTTAAACATATTACTTATTATATTATTTGAATTTCCTTGTGCTTTTTCTGATATACCAATTGTGAAATATGCTGTATCAAGATTATTTGCAATTTCAGTTGACGGTGCATTATAATAAATTATAGTTTCCTCTCCTGTCAAAATTATTTTTTTCCACTCATGATGTTCCACATCATCTATATAATCTCCTTCAAGCATTTCTTGTTGTATTGGCATTGTTACTGATTGAGATTGATGTTTAGTAAAATCATTCTGACTCTTGCTAATCCATATCTTTATTTTTGCATTTGAAAATACTGCGCTTCCATTAATCCCAATGCCAGATATTTCGCTATCTTCTGTCACAGAACTTTCGACAAACGTATTTTTATTAATCCAACCTTTTTTTAAAATTGGGTTCATAAATATATTAGCACCACTAACAGTTCCACTAATTAACTCCCACCTTAAATAATATTTTGTATTTGCTTTTACTATAAATTTTCTAAAACTTAAAGAAAATCCACCATTTCCGTTTATAGTAATTGTTCCGTCTTCGTTTACTTTTACTTTACCATTTTGTGTAACATTAAAATCTGATAAGTTGTTATTTACTACATCTATTTTTACACTACCACTTACTGTTTCAATCTCGCTTGGATAGTCTGGCGAAGGTGATACTTCATATTTTTCATATTTAAAATTATCTAATTCAACAGATGTATCCTCTATTACTGATAGTCTAAATGTTATAATAACCGATGTTCCAGCAGGCATATATAAATATGTTCTCAACCCATTTTTAGTATTACTTAAATCAGCTTTTGTTGTAATAATTAATTTGATTTTTTTGGTATTATTCTCTTTAATTGATGAAATTTTTAGATTTTGGTTAATGTTAAACTGTCCTTCATTATTACCATTATTAACAAGACTTAAGCTCACCGAGTCATCACCTGTGCATTTTTTAAATTCTGCGATGAGCGAATATTGTGTGTTTGGTTTTAAATTTAAATTTTTAGTAAAATAATTTACATATTTAACGCTTGTTCCACTAGAGTTATCAGCAGTTATTGTTATCCAATCGTCGTCATCTATAGATATTTCTGGAGGTATTGGTCTATCCCCCACATTTTTAATATCATATAAATTTCTACCACTTCTAGTATCTTGACTATGTCCACCATTTATCCTCATTCGCTCAATCGGCATATTGCTACTATCTGTTAAATATATTTCATTTCCACTTGCTGTTCCGTTTGGTATTTGGTTTTTAAGTTGTTCATTCTCTGCTTGTAATTCCTTAATATTATTATCTTGTTTTATGTTCACTTTTTTTATATCTGCAATATCTGTTTCATTAGTTTGGATTTTTGTATCTTGCTCATTATTTTTCTTGTCTATGTCTTCAATATTTTTATTGATTGTTGTAATATCTTTTGTTATATTTGATACTTTTATTATTAAATCTTCTATAATTGGATATTTTGGGTCGTCTGGCTGTATTTCATCTTCACATATTACTGCGTCTTTAAATATAATATGTAACATTGATGTTTTATATATAATTATATCTTCATCTTCTGCTTTAAAAAATTGTATTGTTGCGTCTAATTCTCCATACTGCGTTTCTGTTCTTGTAAATGTAAATATATTACTTGTAATATTATCAAACACTTTAGAGAATACTTTGCCATCTTTAGTTTTAAAACATATCTTTTTTCCATATTCTTTTAAATATTCGGGGATTTCAAACTCAATGCTTTCGGCTTTGTTTTCTTGTTTATAGCCTATCACGATGGAAGCTTGACTTAATCTTCTTGTTTTATCGTCAATATTAATCATTTACTTTCTCCCCTTTCTTATCTTTGCCTTTTTCTTTATCTTTTTCTTCTTTTTGTTTTTCGTCTTTTTCCTCTTCTTCCGTATCATTATTATTTAATAATTTATTGATACTAGGTGTTGCTTTTTCAATTTCTTCTATTGCTTTTTTCGCTGCCTCTTTTGTTTCTCCAAATATTCTTTCTCTATATTCTGCTTTAGATATTATGTCTTGACTTACTTCTCTACTTGCTCTTACACTTTCCGCTTCTTTATCTTCTATGATACTATCATCGAACTGTATTGCCATATCTGTTGTATCAATATTATATGTTCCAAACTTTGTTGCTGCATAACATACTGATTTTATTAAGTTTAATATATCATTATAATATCCTATTTCTAGTTTCTTCTTTCTTCTAAATAGTTTACTATTGCTACTTACTACTGCAGTTGCGGTTGATAAATTAGTTCCGTCAAAATGATAATGATTTTCTCCAAACCCTACTTTGTTACCTAATATGTTTAAATTTGTATTTAATGTTTCTATTTGTTGTGCCGTTCTTAATACATCACTATCACTTTGTATTAAGTCATCTTTTGTTGCACCAGTTGGTAGCTGATATACTGTTGTGTCCTCTGGGTCAAATACCATTTTTTGTGTTCCATCATCATAATTAAACATATCACTTCTTACAAATGTTCTTTTTCTTCCGTCTTTTATTTCATTCTTTAATGCGTCAAATGAAATGTCAACTGCCTTCATGTTGTCAATTGCATTAGCATAATGTGGAATGCCAAACGGACTATTGTTAAATAAGTTATTTGTTAGTAACGGTTTAAATACACTAAACCATTTTACATTAGAATGTGTTGGAAATTCTTTCATTGTTCCTTGCTCTTCTGTTATTTCACTTAAATTACCGTTAGTGTCTTTGAATAAATGATTATATATAACATATTCATTCTGTTCATTTAATTTATGTACAGAACATATAACATACTTTACACCATTTACATATTCAACTGAACCAAATGCACACTCTGTTATTTCTTTATTATTCCAGCTCAATGGATATATCCAGTCAACATCTACTGTATCAACTCTTACTTTTGCTTGTGATACATCTAAATACATACCATCTTCATTTTGCAATATATCATATACGCTTGTTACTGTTGCTGTTGTTCCTAATGCTCCTGACTTTTCTATTGCTCTGTTAATAATTGCATATAAGTCTAATTCATCCATTAACTTGTTAAATTCTTTTTGACTGTTTTCATCTTTTAGTGATATTTCACACTTTTCGCTCCATAATATATCTGACCAATCCTCTGATATTTCTTTTGCCATATTCATTGTGTATCTGTGTTGTTTTACTTTCTTGTTTCCGTTATATATAAAATAGTTGTGGAAACTTCTTACGTTTCCTTTATACCATGATTTCCATTGTTTTATATATCCTTTAATTGCATCTTTTATTTCTGGGTTATAATTATATTTTTGTTGTAGAAATTCTTCTAATTTCATTTCTAACCTCCTTTAATATTCATTTATATTCATCATTAGTTTATCATAAAATGGGAATATACTGTATTCTGATGCGTCTAAATCATCAATCGGTGTTGTTCCATCATCTAATCTTTCATCTTCGTGCTTATCGTCCCACAGTGCTTGTTGATATGCTTCAATTAAGTATTTGCATTTTTTTAATATAAATCTTCTCATTTGACCAAACAAATGGCAGTCCAGTTCTATTCTGTCTACTATTCTACCTTTTATGCAGTCTTGTATTTGAAGCGGTATTCCATTCTGCTGTAAATATCTATTCATACCATAAGTAAGGACTTGTCCTAGGGCACCGATAATCTGCAAAACAATGTGTCACTTTTCCGTATTCGTTTACTATCTCTTTGTAAAAATCAACAAATGCTTTATACATCTGTTCAGGTGTATGAAGTCCTGCTAATTTCTTTTCTCCAATAGTCCATACTTCTTTAAACATTGATGTTATTCCTGTCGCTTTAAACTCTGTTTCTCCGTTCTGTTGCTCCATAGTCTATACCTATTGATATTATCATAAAATTTATTCTGTTTCCATATTCGTCTACCGCTTCATCTCGTGTAAACATACTTGGATTATCTGCAAACTGTTTATATATTAATCCTTCAGCATTACACCATTGTCCTAATATCAATCTATTGTAGTATACTGTTCCTTCATATTCTTTGCATAGATTGTCAACAAATTCTTTTGATAAAAAGGGGTTATCAAATATAGTGTAGTTTTGCACATATACATCTAGCCCCTTTTCTTCTATTACATCTAAAAAATCTTTTTTAAACCAATGACTTTGGTTCTCTGGATTCAATGCACCATCAAAACACGAATATGGTTTGTCTAATGATGCTTGTACCATTATAAATACTTCCTGCGCCCATTTTGCAATCTCATCGCCATAACAGTGCTTAACAGATGTACCTTGTATTTTACTAACTTGATTTATCTTTTCAGCTCCTAAACAATATACTTCCTCGCCAAATAACATTGCAATATTAGCCGAATTTATTGTCGATACAAAATCCTTGCCATATAGTTGCCTTAACGGTTGCAATACATTCCTTTCTATTGTGCCTTTAGATACGCCTAAAATCAAATTTAAGCCATCTTTTTCTCTTCTTTCTATTATTCGTTTTGGTATTGTATATAAGTTGTCTAGATATGTTTTTCCACATCTTCTGGCTCCGTACTTTTAGATTGTATCTATGATGTGCATTTCTTATAAACTCTTTTTGTTTATCACTTATTATCATTGTTTGCTTCCTTATCTATTTTACTTAATAATTCCTCTACTTTTGACAAATCTTTATGCTCTACTTCTATATTATCTCTTTGTCCTAAATATTGTTTTCCTAAAAATATTGCCATTGTTGGATTCTTTTCTGCTAATTTGAACTGTGTTCTTCTTAAACTCATTTTTCCGTTTTCTTTTCCTTTTTTAAATACACGACAAAATTCTTCATCTCTTTGCAATGTTCTTACATCACAATCAAACATAGTCGCTATTTCTTCTTGAGTACACATAATATGCGCTAATTTTTCTACCAAGTTATAATCTATTACTTTTTTAGGTCTACCAGCTGGCATTATATCACACCTCCTTAATATAGTCCCCACTCTGCAAATTTTTCAAATCCACCTATTTCTGTTATATATTTTCTTGCTATTTCTACTATTTCTTCATAAGGTTTACCATCTATCGTTTCATCTCCAATAGCACAACATAATTCGATAGGTTTCCCTGTTTCTTGAGCTTTTAAGAAAGCATATATATTTACAGATACATCTGCTTTTGATAAATCTTTACCATGCAAACCTCCACCTGTTACTCCATCAGCCATATCACTTCCTAACTTTCTATTTGTAGCTCCTGTATCTACATCAGTCCCACCTGTCCATTCTCCTAATGGATTAATAATTAATTCTTTTGTTATACCTTTTGCTTGATTTTTTAAATCTTCATTTTTTGCATTACTTTGACAAATAATAAGTTTATCATCTGTTAATATGTATTTCCCATCATAAGGGTAATCACTATATATTTGCCTTGCTATTCTTGATATTTTCTTTTCGTTGTCTGTTAAAGGAACACCTTTGAATATTCCGTTATCCCCACATCTTACTTTTTCACTTTGATTTTTAGATAAGTGGATATCTTGTGGAACTACAACTAAATCTAGTTCTATATCTCCTGCTATTCTTTTTACTATTGCATCTATTTCTTCATTAGTAAATGTTTCACTTGTTTCAGCAATTATATGACATACTCCGTGTCCTATTAATACTTCAACCGCTATTTTTGGTCTTTCATTTTTCTTATAAGCAAGGTCAACTATTGCTCCTGCTATTCTATCTGCCACTTTGTCTGGGTGACAAGGGTTTACTTTTTCTATCATAATTAATTCTCCTTTATCGTTTCTTCGTATTTTTTTAGTGATAGGTTATCACTTACTATTTTAATGCTTTCTACATTTTTAAATCCTAATGCTAGGATATAAGCCAGTTCCATATCAAATACTACTGGTTCTTTTATGTTTGTTTCTAATACAAAATCATTGGAAGTATAGCAAGTTATATCTCCATCTAGTTTATATGTAGGTTCTTCATATTCTACGTTTGGATGGTATAACCTGCTTTCTCCTATTCTTACTTCTGTTCCTATTGGTATAACATTACTTCCTACATACCCAAAATTTATAATTTTCTGCCTTTTGTCGGCTTCTTTTAAAGTATTTAGTATATTTATACCACCAACACCTGTTTTTACGATTTTATGCCCTTTAAATCGCTTTTTGGCTAGTTTATATTCTTCATCAGTTGCTACTACTATCATTTATTAATTCTGCTTTCTTACCTGTAAATGTTTCCCAACGATTTATTATGACGTCAACATACTTTGGATCTAATTCCATACCATAAGCAATTCTTCCATTTTGTTCACAAGCCATTATTGTAGTTCCACTTCCCATAAATAAATCTAATACTACATCTCCTGGCTTTGTATTATTTTTTATTAGGTAATCAAACAAACCGATTGGTTTCATTGTAGGATGTTCGCCATTTCTTTGTGGTTTATTAAAATCAATAACGGTTGTTTGTTTTCTATCACTAGCCCACAAATGACTTGCACCATCTTTCCAACCATAAAGACAAGGTTCGTGCTTCCATTGATAATCTTGTCTACCCATTACCATAGTATTTTTATTCCATATAATACATTGCCTTACTTTCCAATTATTATCATAACAAGCACCTCTAAAATTATAACCTTCACTATCTGCGTGCCATATATAAAATACTGCTCCTGGCTTCATAACTGCATCTGCAGTAGCAAACGCATCTCTTAAGAATTGTCTAAAACTATCATTATCCATACTATCATTTTGTATTTTTAATGCATCTTTTGTTTTGCCTTCGTAAGCAACATTGTATGGTGGGTCAGTTATTAATAAATCAACTTTTGTTTCTCCCATAAGTTTTTCAACATCTTCTAACTTTGTCGAATCACCACACATTAAATAATGTGTTCCTAATTTATATATTTGCCCATATTTAGATTTTGCTTCTTCAGGAACAACTATTTCATAATCATCCTCTTCAGCTTCTTCGTTTTCATTAAAACCTAATATATCATCTAACTCATCAACATTAAATCCTGTTAATTCTAAATCAAAATCAAGTTCTTTTAAATTTTCTAATTCAGTTTTTAATATATCAATATCAAAATCACTATTCATTGTCAATTTATTATGTGCTATTATATATGATTTTCTTTCTTCATCTGTTAAATGGTCTAATCTTATTATTGGAACTTCTTTTATTCCTAATTGCATACAAGCCTTATATCTTCCATTTCCTTCAATTATGCTATTGTCCTTCCAAACTCCAATTGGGTCTATCATATTAAACTCTTGAATGCTTTTTTTAATCTGCTCAATCTGTTCTTGCGGATGTAATTTTGCATTTTTTCATATTCTTTTAATGTGTTTATGTCCACATATTCAATTTTTAAATTGTCCATTTTATCACTTCCTTATATGTTCTATAATGCTTTATACTATATATTTGTCCCCTACTAGTATTATATCTTTTAGCAAGTATAGTATCAGGTTCTTGGCTTTTTCTTATTTCTATAATTTGTTCTTTTGTAAATTTTCTTCTTTTAGCAATTGCTTTTTTATGATTTTCACAATTAGCTATTTTTATCATAAATTCCCTGTCTTTTTTATTTAATCCTGTTCTAATTGCGTGAAGATTATTTTCTAATGGTGTATTCCATTCTAAATTATCAACTCGATTATTTCTTTTATTTCCATCTATATGGTTTACTTGTGATTTATTTTCTGGATTAGGAATAAATGTTTCAGCTACTAATCTATGTATATAAAAATCTTTTCTGCTTAATTGTACTCTTAAATATCCTCCTGTATGTTCTCTTGGTGCTAATATTCTTTCTTTTATTTTTCTATTAAGTCTACTTGTTCTTTCTAGGCTTTTTACTCTGCCTAAATTACTAACTTCATATTTGCCTTCATAATTTTTAATTGCTTTCCATATTTCTTTCATAATATCTCCTCCCTCTAAAAAGAAATATTATGGGTTAGATAAATATTAGAGGTATTTATCAACAAGAGCTACTTGCTGTCCCCATTATTTTATTTAATTTTTATTTTGAATTGTTTTCATACGGTTTTAATTCATTTATCTTTTTATAAACTATTTCCATTATTTCTCCTCATCTAATATTTTTTTGAATTTTCCTACAATATCATTTATAAAATCATTAATACTTGACACTAAATCGCATACCATTTCTTCATTAAAGTTTGGCACATTATATAATCCATAGTTCCAAATATAGCAATGTGTTAATTCGTGTTTTAAAGTTTTTATTTTTTGGTCTTTACACATTTCTTTATTTATATATATTTTATGTTCACTTTTAATTGTTAATCCAAATACATAATATGCTTCTTCGTCTATTTCTTCTTTATGTATTTTCAATAATAAATCTTTTGGCTTTTCTTCTATTATCCACTTATCATTATTTATATCAAATTCTACCATTATTTATCTTCTTTCTTTTTAACTGTTTTTTTAGGTTTGTCTGGAATCACTTCCAATACTTTTACTACTACTATTCCTTTATCATTTTTTCCTGTTAAATATAATGCTTCTTCATTTTCTATTTCAAAAATATCTCCATAAAATATTTTACCTTCTACTTTTTCGTTTTTGCTTTCTAAATTTTGTATTCTGTCATAATTTTTATATGTAAATTCCATTATTGCTTGTACTTTTACCACTTGATTTTCTCCTTTCTAATATTGTTGATATTCTCCAATATTCACTTTTATTATACATTGTTTTATTCTTTCTTCCAAAACTGGTATCATTTCTTTGTGCTTTAATCTTTCTAATAACATATATTGTTCGCCTATGTGCTTCCACATACTCGCTTCCCACATGTTCCCTCTTTTTAAACTTACTGAATTTGTTGTGTTTAGCCTATTCCATACATAGCATACTTCTTTTAAGTTTCTTACATTTTCTAGGCTTACATTGTCTGCTTGTTCATAAGCCCATGTTCTATCTTCCATAATACAGCTTTCCGGAAAATATACTATTTTGTCTTTCCTTATTACTCTACTCCATGCTGTGCACCATGTTTTATTATCGCAAATAAAGAAATCTTTGTAATTATCATATTCGTTTATTTTTGTTTGTTTCGTGCCGTCTGGAAATATCATTTCACAGCCTAATAGCATTAGTTCACAATCCCATAAGTTGTCATTTATTCTTTTTAATACATTTTCATCTTTCCACCAATCGTCGCTATCTAAAAAGCAATAGTAATTAAATACTCTATATTCTTGTGCTATTTCTATACCTACATTTCTGCTACCACCATTGTATCTTTTTCTACTATTCTCAATTAATGTTATTCTGTTATCTTGTTTTCGATATTTTTCAATAGTTTTTACTGATGTGTCTGTACTCATATCATCTACTATTATTATTTCAAAATTTTTATATGTTTGATTTAAAACACTTTCTATACATTTTTGTAAAAATGTTTTTCCTTCTATGTCTCCATGGTCATTATTATAGTTTGGAATTATTATACAAAATTTATAATCTTTCTTTTTAGGTAGCTTTATTCTGCTTATATCCTCGATTTCAACCGTTTTTATTGCATTAAGCATATATTTACTTGCATTTACTTCAACGTCGCTTATTTTTGATTTATGAATGCAGTGCATATTAAGTTTTAGTATTTCTTCCAATGGCTCATCGTCAAATATGTATATTAGCTCATTACCTTTTACTTTGTCTAAATATTTTAAACAAGTTTTGTCTATTGCTACTTGCATATATTATCTCCTTTTCTAAATTGCTCTATGTAGTGATATAGGAGCTATACTCTCCTTCGGGGTTAAGTTCTTTAATAGTTACCCATTAAACCGTAGTATTACCTGCGTTAAAACCTAAACATATTTATTTATGTATCACTACATACAACAATTTATTAAATTGGCACAGATTAATAGACTTGAACTACTACTTACAGTTTTGGAGACTGTAGTGCTACCATTACACTAAATCTGCATTTCTACACCAATATAATTATACCATAAAAGGCAGAAATATTCAACTTTCTGCCTTATTTACTAACTGTTTTATTTATATTTTTGTTATTTCTATTTCAACTCGTGGATTTTCTTTATCTACATACATTCTTGTTCCATCTAGACTTGAAACTATGTTATAATTATCATCTTGTATTACTTCATATTTTACAAGTATATCCTGTATTGCTTCTATGTAATTTGCTATATCTCTTTTTCGCTTGTCAGGTACATAAAATTCTATTTTAAGATTTACCCTATAATCTATATTGCTTTTATATTTTTTTAAATATAAACCACATTCTCGCTCGAAATCACTATATAATTTAGATTGTATTATCATTGGTCTTTTTGTTTTAGGATTATATATTATTTGTTGACTGTTTTTTTTTGAACGCGGTGTAATTGGAATTGTTATTTTCATATTAGTTTTCCTTTTCTTTTATTTTTTTCTCTTATATCAATCAATGCATTATCAATCCATTTTTCATTATATCCTTCTACCTTGTCTTCATCTTTTTGATAATTAAAACATTTATAGATTATAACATTATTTACTTTTTTATGACTTTTTTGTTTGTTACAATTTTCGCTTTTGTTTTTACAGAAGTTGCATAATTTTTTATCAATTATATCTTCCATATGCGTCTCCCTTTTTATTTTATCATCTTTACTTTTGCTTTTCAACTTTTTTACTAAATTTTTCTAGCTCTTCAAGCATTACATATACTTTATTTATTTTCTGTTGATTGTATTTTTTCTTGCTAAAGTCTAACATATCTACATTTTCTAACTCACGCATTATCTTCTTAATTCTGTTTATTATTTCTTCGTCTCTCATTCACTTCACTTCTTTTCTTTTTAATTTATTGTGTTTTTAATTAATTTATAAATCATATACGGATACAATAAACAAAACATCAATATTGTTTTTGTATCTTCTACTTTTTTTCCGCTTCTCTGTGTATATACCGACGCATTCCATTTGAAATAACATTGCTGTTGCTATAACTCCTGTTATGTATATAATTATAAAACTTATTATTGTATTTTTCATTTTTCCTCCTTTGCTTTATTTTCAAAATATTTTTTCCAACATTCTTTATAATTGTCGTTGCACTTATTTTCGCAATCTAAATCATAATTATAATCTTCAAGTGGGCATGTATTAATAGTGTCATTTGTAATTTCATTTAACATTAAATCTATTATTTTGTCTTTTTCTTTTTCTTTTTCATTCATATCTTATTTACTCCTCTCCTAAAACCACTTCTGCTCTAATAAATTTCACATTTGTATAATAACTTGATAAGTTTTTCTCTTCTTTAGAGCATTCTAATAGTTTTTCAATTTTTTCTATATTCTCTTTTGTTGGTTTTTTATTTGTAATAAATGATATTTCTACATTTATTCCAACATCACTTATTCCGTAAACCGCAACTTCTCATAAAATTACTATATAATCTATTACATTGTAAGGCTAATAAAAAATATTTATATTTCATATCTTATTTACTCCTATCTAACTTTTCTATATTACAATCTTCCATAGTAGCATAATAAACATTATCATCTAATATCATTCTTAAAAGAACATCTAAATCATCAACTATTAAACCTCTTCTATTCCCTATTACCTTTTTTCTTACTTCTGTTACCAATATTGGTTCTGGCATTATCCTTTTTACGTCTATTTCTCTAGCTATTTGTTCTATTTGCTTTTTATGTTCATAACTCCAACATACGATTGGCATTTGTTTTTCTACAGATGATTTAATTGCCTTTATTGTTTTTCCATTTCCTCTACCGCCATAATATATTTTCATATCTTATTTACTCCTTTACCATTAATCCTGCTTTGATTAGATCTTGCATATATTCTTCTTTTAAAATTGCATTTGTATCATCATTATTAGTAACAATATTTCCGTCTAGTCTTATCTCTATACTAAAATAAGGTTTTATATATTTTTTATATATTTCATATGGTTCATTTAGTCCCATATCAATTTTTGTATATCCAAACTTTTCAAGTTCTTTTAAGTCTACATCATCTCTTATTTTTAACATATATCTTAATTCCTTTCTTAAATTCTTAATGCTCCTAGTGCATATTCTATTTCTTGTAATATTTGTTGTTCTTCACAATAATCTCCTTGACACCATTCTAATTGCCACAACTTATCATTTATATAAAAATACAATTCTCCAGCATCCATATTTAATTCCTTTCTTTTTTATATAATTTCATATCTCTTATTTTTAACATATCTATTCTCCTATCTTAAAATACATTATTTTTCCATTACATCTTATTTTTATTTTAGGTTTCATAAGCATATTTCCTAAAGAACTAATTTCCCAATGTCCACCTGAACTGTCATATTTATAATATGAACTATTATTTTTTGTTTTTTCATATTTTCTTATATAATCTTTCAAATTATAATATATATATCGTAAATTATCTTCTGAAACGTTTTCTCTACAATTTATTTGTATATTCATATCTATTCTCCTCCTAATAACTCACTATTATTGTATAAGCAACCATCTTTAATCCATTTATAGCCTAATTGTACTAAACATCCAAAGTCATACCAATCTACATTAGAATTAAAATTTCCATAAGTTTGTAAATACCAGTAGTCTTCATCTTCATTATATTTAAAACTTGCAATTCCCCATTTATGACTGTTATCTATTGCCCATTGATTAATCATTATATATTTATGATTTGTTTTTTCTAAAGCTATATCTAAATTGTTTATTCTCTTATAATATTTTCTATCCATTTTCTCCTCCTAATAATTCTGGATTATCGTATATGTTGCCTATTACTTTTAACTTAAAGTTATTTATTTCACATTGATATAGCATTAATAATGTATCTTTAGATTTAATAGCAAAGCAACCATTTATAAATTTGACTTCTCCTCTTTCTAGTATGCAAGGTCTTGTTATTTCAACTATATCTCCCTCATATATTTCTTTTCCGTTTTTATCGTGTAATCCAGTGTATTGGCATATAATTCCATTATCACAATGAACCCATTCTTTTTGTTTTTCTAGCCACACCATAGGACAAGTCCATTTTTCATCATTAGTATTATTTGTATTTCCTACCAAGCATTTATTATAGAATTTGTTATCTGCCCATATTCTAAACTTTATTTCTCTATTCATCTTCTCCTCCTACGCATTCAAAATTTAACTTTTCATTGCAAATACCACTGCAAAACCAGCTTGTGTTAAACCATACATTTTTCTTTTCTTTCATAAAATTTATTCTTTTATCTAAAACTATAACTTCTATTCCGTATTTTCTGTATAACTTATTTCGTTCTTTTCCCTCAAGTGCTGTAAGTGGTAATAATAACATAAATGGCTTTTGATATTCGTAGCATTTTTTTAGAAATTCATTTTTTAAGCTATATGGTGGATTAGTTATAATTACATCAAACTCAAAATCTACATCATCTTCCAAAAAGTTCACTTCATTTTTGTTTGAGTGTACAACTTTAAAACCGTTTTCTTTTAAAATTTTAGTTATATTACTTTCGCCAAAATCAGTACATTCCCAATATATTTTTTCTTTGTCTAAATATTTTAAAATTGGTAATATTGCTTCCTTGGGAGTATATAACTCATCATTTTTTTCTTTTTTCATATAATCAATCATTGCTTGTTTCATCTTCTCCTCCTACTTTATAGCAATTAGCCATATAACTTTCTTTTGTTAGGATTTCTAATATGTGATAATTTTTATCACTTTTTATTTTTTGTAACATTTCTTCATCTGATATATCTACAATTCCTTCAACATAACCTTTTGTTTCTAATGTTGTTGAAATATTATCTATTCTATATTTAATAACATCTTTTACTTCTATTAAATCTATTAGTTGTTTACTGTGTTTTACTATATTTTTTATGTCAAACCATTTTTGATTTTCTAAATGTACTGTATTTTCTATCATTCCATATAAAGCATCTACTTTATCTATAACTCCATTTTTAGTTCTTACATATTCATTTACTTCAATTTTCTCTTCCATATAAACCCCTTATTCTGTTGGCATTTCAAATACAATATTTTTTACATATGCATACTCTGCCAAAACATTCTGAACATTACAGTCTAAATATGCTTTTATTATTTCTTGTAATACTTCTTTTGCTCTTTCTTTTGTTTCGTATTTTGCTATTTCTTCTCCTTTGGGTATAAAAATATCATCGCCTACCAATATTTTTGTTCCAGCTGCTGTAATTTCTGTTATTTTTTCAAAGTTTATTATTTTTGTTCTCTCTTGATTTATTATTATCATTTTTCTCTTTCCTCCTTTATTTTAATTGTTCTCTTATACTTTCTTTATTCGCTTTAATTTGTTCATTCATTATTTCATCAGATATATTATATCTAGCCATTAATACATTTTCTATTGTCCATATATGTGCCATTATCTCTATAAATATTTCTTCTTCCATCTTCTCCACCTAACTCTCTTTTTATAAATTTATCACATTCTTTTTTATTTTCTTCCGCTTCTTTGCAATTTAAAAAATAACTACAATTTATGCATTTTTTTATCATTCTAACCCCATTTCTACCGCTAACGGTATAAAATATTTACTTTTTTTTCTTTCATCGTTTACTTCCCAACCCTTATATTGTCTTTTTCTTCCGCAACTACATATAGCTACAAATTCGTACTGATATCCATTTATAATTTGTTTATAAAATATATATCCTGTATTATTGCATTTCTTACATTTTTCTCCATTTTTTTGTTCTTTCTTTTTTTCCTCTGTTCTTCCAATCGATATATTCATTTCAAATATATCTGCTAATTTTGGTAAAAATTTTGATGTTTTATATAAATTTGCTATAATATATCTAAATCTTGTTGCACCTATATTTTTTAAATTTTCATACCATATTTTTTTTTGTTCTGTTGTCATTTCTTTTCCATAAAAATTTTCCATTTCTTGTACTACTTCAAAAAATTCCTCAATCTTCATCTGTTAACCCCCATTCTTTTTTCCATCTTGCTATTG